TCAAAAAATAAATCCTTCAGCAATAATTGAGTTGTTTGAATTGCAACTTATCGCCTCAATACATGGATCAGATCAGCTTTACAGATGGCATAGCGGATCAAATCAAAATGGTAATGGAGAGATAGTTTGGCAGGGTAACTCTTACGCAAGATTTCCAGTTGAGGCAGAGGGTTTTGAGTTTACAGGAAAAGGACAAATCCCAAGACCCACAATAACTGTAAGTAATGTTTTATCTACTCTTACGACTTTGATTGCATCTGTAAATGCTTTTACACCAGCTAATGATCTTAATGGAGCAAAACTTACCAGAATTAGAACCACAGCAGATAACCTTGATGCTGTTAACTTTGCACCTGTTACAACGACTTCTACAACCACAACAACGATAGCTGACCCAGCAGACGCAGAAAGTGTTACCTATACAGTTACAGTAGCTAATGTAGGAGGGTCTAATATCTTTGTTATTAATGGTTCTAATAATCCTGTAATAACTATGAAAAGAGGTTCAACATATATCTTCAATCAATCTGATAATTCTAATGTTGGGCACCCTTTAAGAATTACATCTGATGCTGGAGGACAGCAGACAACAACAAATGCTGGAACTCTTGGGACAGATGCGACAGTAACTTATCAGCCAGCATATCCTTCCGCACCAAACGACTTGAGATACTACTGCACAGTTCATGGTAATGCTATGGGTAATACAATTACAATGAATGATCCAAATACAACGACTCAGGAAACAACAACATCTACGACAAGTCAAACTAATCCTTTTGGAACCCCTAGCTCAAATAAATTTCCTGATGAAATATTTTTTCTTGATAGAAAAATAGTGGAAAATAGAGAAGTTGTGCAGTATGAATTGGTTTCCGCTCTTGATCTTGCAAATGTTCGTGTACCAAAAAGACAAATTACTAGAAAAGATTTTGATGGAGTTGGTACATTTATTGACGCATGACTTGGAAAGGAAAAGCTGCTCAACACGCAAAAGAATGTTTACCTAAAGAATGTTGTGGCTTGTTAGCAATAGTCAAAGGTAAAGAAGTTTATTTTCCTTGTAAAAATTTAGCAAATGACCAAATATCTTATTTTATTATCGACCCTGATGATTGGGCTAATGCAGAGGATAGTGGTGAACTTATAGGGCTTATTCATTCTCACCCAAAAGGGTCTATATTCCCTTCTGATAATGATAAAGCTGCCTGTGAGTATTTAGGGCTAGAGTGGCATATATACAGCCCAGAGCTTGATGATTGGTATAGTTTCAAACCATCTGGATATAAGCAACCCTTTTTAATTGGCAGACAATGGATATGGGGAGCCGCAGATTGTTACACGCTATTGGTGGATTATTTCAAATCTATAAATCTAGAGGTTAAAGATTGGCCAAGACCAAAAGACCCAAGAGAAATGTTTACAAATGGTTTATTGGAAGATGTTTTGCCTAAAAGTGGTTTTGAAGAGGTAATAGATGACATACAAAAAAATGATGTATTATTAATGAAAATGCTTAACAAAGGTGGTTCTCATGTTGGTGTTTATGTTGGAGAACAGATGGTTTTACATCATCAAGTAGGTAGATTAAGTTCAAGAGACTTGCTTGATTCTCAAATGCAAAAATCAATTTACAAAAAGTATCGTTATGTTGAGAAAAATTAAAGTCTATGGAAAATTAAGACAACTTTTAGGTCAGTCAACTTTTGAGGCTGATTTAAATAATGTCGGTCAAGCTTTTAGTTTTCTATACAACAACTTTCCTGAATTAGAAAAGCATTTACTTAATAATAATTATCGAGTTTGGACAGGGGATAAATTAGTAACTGAAGATAAAATATTTATGTCTGGCGAAACAGACATAAGAATAATTCCTGTCGCATCTGGCTCAATTTCTTTCGCTTTACCTTTTTTAGCTCCGATTATTGGTGGAGGTGTTTCTAGTGTTATATCAGGAATAGTTGGAACTGGAATTATAGGTTCTATTGTTACGGCTGTTGGTACTTCATTAATTGTCGAAGGTGTGACTTCTATGCTTGCACCACAACCACAATTTAGTTCGCCTTCTGGAATGGAACCAACAGACCCATCTTCACTCGCCTCAAACTATTCATTCAGTGGAATTACTAATATCAGCAAAAGTGGTGTTCCGATTAATTTGATTTATGGAGAGACTATAGTTGGATCAGTGACAGTTTCAAATGGTATTGACACTGTTCAGGTAAGGGGGTAATTAATTATGGCTGGAATCCAAGAATTTTCACAAAATACAGTTTTAACAGGCCCATCACTACCAAAAGACACACTTTCTTCACAGCAATTCAACACTCTCGTTGAAGTAGTTGGGGAAGGAGAAATTGAAGGATCAGCAACAGCATCAAAAGCTGGCCTAACAAAAGGAACAACTGCATATAATAATGCTTTTCAAAAGGATATATTTTTGAATGGAACACAACTTTTACAAACCTCTGCCAGTAATACATCACCAGCGCAAGGAAATTTTAATTTTCAAGATGTTGGCTTTGAACCTAGATTTGGTACTGCAAATCAAACTTTTATTGGCGGTATATCAAATATAGAAACAGAAAGTTCTGTTGGAGTTCCTGTTACCTTTGGAAATCCTATTACAAGAGCAGTTTCAAATACTACAGTTGATGCTGTAAGAGTAACTATTTCTTTTCCTAGTATTCAAAAAGTTCAAGATAATGGAGAAATTATTGGTGCTACTGCAAAAGTTTTAGTTCAGATAATACAAAACAATGGAACAACAACAACACCAATAAATGACACTATTAGAGGAAGATCAACAAACGCATATTTTAGAGATTATTTAGTCAACGTACCTTCAAATGCCAGTTTTCCAATAAACATAAGAGTTACCAGATCAAATGAAGATACTGTGAGTCCAGAATTTACAGAATTTAGCTGGTCAAGTATGACAGAAATAATATTTAAGAAAAATGCTTACCCTGACACTGCACATTTAGCTTTGAGGTTTAGTGCAGAATCTTTCCCAAGAATCCCAAAAAGGTCATTTAGGCTCAGAGGAATCAAGACAAAAATTCCTCACAATGCAACTGTTGACATACAAACTGGTCGTATAACTTATGCTGGTACTTTTAATGGAACATTTAAAACAGATAAAGAATGGCACTCAGACCCTGCTTGGGTGCTTTGGGATATTCTTACAAATACAAGATATGGTTTATCAGTTGCTGAGAGTTCTTTAGATCAATATACATTTTATAATCAATCTGTTTATAACAATGAATTAGTAGATGATGGAGACGGAGGACAAGAGGCCAGATTTTCGATAAATGTAAATATTACCCAACAAAGAGAGGCATTTAATTTAATAAACGAAATTTGCTCAACAATGCGAGTTATGCCATTTTATGCGGCTGGTAGTATTTCTATATCTGGTGATCGCCCGTCTGACCCTGTTTATCAATTTACTCTTGCAAACGTAACAGAGGAAGGATTTTCATATAGTGGTTCTTCTTTAAAAACAAGACATACAGTTATTAATGTTGGATATTTTGATTTAGATACAAGAGAGATAGATTATGAAACTGTAGAAGATACAGCAGCTATTGCAAAATATGGAACTGTCGTAAAAACAATAAGAAGTTTTGGTTGTACAAGTAGAGGTCAAGCCGCAAGAATGGGCAAATGGTTTTTATATAATGAGCAAAAATCTGGAGAATCTTGTCAATTTAAAATTACTGCTGAGTCTGGAACTTTAGTTAGGTGCGGTCAAATAATTTCAATTAGTGATCCTGTGAAGGCTGGACTTAGAAGAGGTGGCAAGATAAAATCCGCAACGACTACATCTATTGTTGTAGATGATTCTACAAATACTGATTTAGATTCAACCAATAACGCAACATTATCTGTTATTTTGCCAGATGGAACACTTGAAACTAAGACAGTCACAAGTATTTCAGGTACGACAATAAATGTAGGTAGTGCTTTTAGTGCTGCCCCTAATCCAAACTCTGTTTTTATAATTCAAAACAACACTTTAGAAACAACTACATGGCGTGTGATAACTGTAAAAGAAAATGCTGATTTAACTTTTGACGTTACAGCACTGGCACATGACCCAGCTAAATATGCTTTTGTTGAAGATGGGGCCACACTTCCAACACGAACAACAACTGTTTTAACAGAATTAAAAGATTCCCCAAGTAACTTGTCAGGTGAGGAAAAAATAGTTGTTATTGATGGAAAAGCTGTAAGTAAAATATTTCTTAATTGGCAGCCTGTTTTAGGTGTAAACAAATATCAAGTTCAATACAGATTTAATAATGGTAATTTTATAACTCAAGACGTTATCAGTAATACTTTTGATATAGAAAACAGTCAGCAAGGAACTTATGAAGTAAGAGTATTTAGTTTCAATGCTATTGACAAACCAAGTGCTACTCCTTCAGAGCTTACATTAAATGCTTTAGGAAAAACTGCTCTACCTGACAATCCAACAAATGTAACCATTGAGCCTGTAGATGATCGCAATGTGAGACTTAGATTTGACCAATCAACGGCTCTTGATGTTTTACATGGTGGATTCGTTATTATCAGGCATGATGTTTTAACAGATGGAAATGGTACATTTTTCACAGCACAAGAATTAGACAAAATTGCTGGAAACTCAACGTCTGTTGTTGTTCCCAGACTTGAGGGAGAATATATTTTAAAATTTGAAGATGATACTGGAAACCTTAGTGCTGGTGAAGGTTCTGTTATTATTGACCTACCAACAGAGCAACCTAGTTTTGTTGCACTTACAAGACGAGAGGATCAAGATAATCCAAAATTTCAAGGTGCAAAAACAAATGTTGCTTTAGATGATACAGGTACTTTTATTAAATTATTGGGTGTTGGTTTATTTGATGCAATACCAGATTTTGATGCGGTCAGTTCACTAGATGCGGCTGGTGGCTTATCACTTACAGGTAGTTATGAATTTAATGATGTCATTGATCTTGGTGCAGTATTTACAGTTGATTTCAAACGTCATTTAAAATCAATCGGTTTTTTACCTAATGATGATTTTGATGCCATTGCTGATTTAGACGCAAGAACAGATTTTGACGGGATTGATATTGCAGATGTTTCTTCAGATGTATTAGTTGCTGTCACACAAGACAATCCTAGCTCTGGTAGTCCTACATTTACATCTTTTCAAAGTTTTACAAATGGAGTTTATAAAGGAAGAGGATTTAAATTTAAATGCAATATGGAGACAAAAGACACATCAACAAATATTAAAGTTACAGAGCTTGGATATACAGCGTCATTTAGTAGAAGAACAGAACAAAGTCCAGCAGTGATAACATCAAGCGGTGCAACTGATGTAACATTCCAATCACCATTTTTTGTTGGGACTTCGGCATTAGGTGGTGCAAACAGCAGACTTCCGAGTATTGGTATTACAAGTCAAAATATGCAAAGCGGTGATTTCTTTGAATTAACAAATATAACAGGCACAGGATTTAGAATCACTTTTAAAAACGGATCAAGTACAGTAAATAGGAATTTCACATATCAAGCTGTCGGTTTTGCCAAAGGGGGGTAGAATAGGCACAAGATGATTTTTTAAATGGCACAAGTCGCAGATTATACGATTGCTAATGGTACTGGTTCTGCTGTCAGGGCTGATCTTAATAATGTCTTTGCCGCTATACAAAGTTTAAATAGTGGATCAGCAGACCCTAGTGGTACACAAGTAGCTTTTCAATTATCAGTCAATACAACCTCTAACCTTCTTAAATTAAGAAACGCATCAAATAACGGATATATTGAAATCGGAAATGTAACTCAGGCAAATTTAGGTTTGATGCCTGTTGCTGGTGGGACTTTTACAGGAAAGGTAACTCATAACTATACAAACTCCTTAAATTTACCTGTAGGAACAACGGCTCAGAGGGACGGCAGCCCAGCAGTGGGTATGTTCCGCTATAACAGTACCCTCAACGTCTTTGAAGGGTACAAAAACACAGGCTGGGGTGAAATTGGTGGAGGTGCTGGTGCTACTGGTGGCGGTACTGATGAAGTGTTTGTAGAGACAGACCAAAATGTAACTACTAATTACACATTAACGTCAAATAAACACGCCCATACTGAA